AATACAGTAGTCTGCCCGACACACGTCCTGGCTCAAACATCTGCATCTTGTACCACCACGACTTCTTGGGACCGGCTATGCCAGGCCAATCATGCAACACATGCTTGATCATTGGATCAGGCACAGATCTATCCGGCTCGGTAAAAACATGGAATCTCACTGGACGAGTGCTGTGGCGTTTGACCATGTTGTATAGACGTTCCACATAGCACCAGTCGTATTTGTCGCCATGTATCACACAGGCACAATCCACAGTGCCGTTCAATGCAGCCTGTCTCTGAGCCTTTTTAGCCATAGGCCTTGTGCGATTTCTTCAACTGTGTATTCCGTGTGGCAGATCTCCACCAGCCACTGCTCTCGATTGATGTCATAGGGTCTTTCGATGTCTTTTATACTTACCGACACTGGATGAGCCAGGCTAGAACTGTCAACAATGGGCCGCACACCTTGGATGGCAGATTGTATACCTGGACCCGAATTATAGTTCACCATGGCATGGCAATCAAACTGTAAATCAAATGAGTCATAGGTATCGGGCACACGCCCGGGCAACTCTACTTCAATGCCCGGTGGCAACTGTGTCACTGCCAGACGGCATCGAGGATGTGGCCTCACCCGTATCTTGCGATCTGTGTAAGTTCGTATCTGGGCTATCTGCTGTGAGATCCAATCCTCCATGCTTGAAAGATCTTGTACTTGTAAACTGGCAGAATTTTGGGCAGCGATCACGATGTGTGATCCGGCACGTTGGACCGTGCCCAGATTGACACCCAGTTGTGTAGGGCGATCCCAATCTAGATCCTGCGTGTGACCATAATAGCCCTCAGCGGTGATGTTGTTGATGGCCACTTTCCATGTGACGCCTCGATGCAGTGATCCTATGTCTATCACGATCACCGGTCGACCCTGATTGCGATAATGCTGATACACCTCGCGATTCTTTGCCATGCGTCCACTCCACAACACACTCCATATGATCACGGCATCAGCAGTCATGCTGTTTTCTTCAGTACCAATGCCTGCGTGCCGCAGAGATTCCAGCAGGGCTGCCATTACGGGTCCACTGTTGCTGGCCGCCTGCAAAGGAAAATAGGCTATGTTTTTGATCACTAAATATCCCTGTGAAATACACAGTAATTACCACATTCAATCAGGCAGGCCTAGATACCTATGGTCAGCGGATGATCGATACCTTTGAACGATTCTGGCCCGAAGATGTGGATCTCCTGGTATGTGCGGAAAATTGCCAACCTCGGGTCAACCGATCAAATGTGCGTGTAGTGGATCTCTTGGCTAACAGTCCTGCCTTGCGTGATTTTATTCAACGCCATGAAAACAATGACCTCGCACATGGTCGTGCAGGACCGCCGGACGTGTTCAATCCTAAAAAACAATTCCGCTGGAATGCCGTGCGATTCTGCTACAAGGTATTTGCCACTGCAGCTTGCACTGAACAAACACCCAATGGATGGTTGATCTGGATCGATGCCGATACCCATACCCATAGCACTGTCACACTGGACTGGTTGAACGCAGTTTGTCCCCGAGATTCCATGGCAAGTTATCTGGGGCGTGGAGAACGATATCACAGCGAATGCGGATGGGTTGCATACAATCTAGATCATCCTGCCACGCGAGACTTTGTACGAGACTTCGTAGGCATGTACATGGACGACAGCATTTTCAACGAGCGAGAATGGCACGACAGTTATATCTGGGATGTGATCCGCAAAAGATATCAGACCCAACATCGATTCTATAATCTCAATCCTTCTGTGGATGACAAAGGTCTGGCTGGACACCCATTCATAAATTCTGAACTGGGTCGAGTCATGGATCACGTCAAAGGCAAACGCAAGAACCAAGGACATTCAAAGGCCAAGGAAGTTGTGCTGCATCACGATGTGCCTTATTGGCAACAAGTATTGAAAGGCCTATAGATGTATCAAGCACACGGTTGGTGGTTTCCGGATCAAGATACACACTTTGCCGGCATGCTGAAAAAAAGCATACAAAAAGGCGGCGGTCCAGTGTATCAACAATCAGTTCGACAACAAAGCATTGACCTTACACCCAGTCGAACACTAGCATTGGACATAGGAGCCAATGTGGGACTATGGAGCAGAGATCTTGCTAAAGCATTTGCTCATGTGATATCCTTTGAACCAGTGAGTGATTTCCGAGATTGTTTGGTGAAAAATGTTCCCGCATCTAATCTAGAAGTACGAGGTTGTGCGTTGGGAGAAGAAGACACTTTCATCAACATGATCATCACGGCCGAAAACACCGGACATAGTCATGTAGATACCTCTACCGTGGGACAAGGAAGCACACCCATGTATAGATTAGACAGCCTTGAACTTCCCAAAATTGACTACATCAAGATCGACTGTGAAGGCTATGAAAACACCATACTGCGTGGTGCCCAAAAAACCATCATGCGAGATCGGCCTGTCATGGTAGTGGAACACAAACGCCACAAAGATGTTGGCCATGATGATGTTGATCAAGCACTGGATACCCTGATCAGTTGGGGTGCCCACATCATCATCAATGTTCGTAACGATTACATCCTGGGCTGGCGTTAAAAAAAAGACTGGAATTTCCGCACTATCAGGCCCTGCTCACTCTGTTGATCAGTCCAGTGTGCGGCACTGAGATCCCACAACCACTGTTGCCGATCTGGCATGTGAGGTGATTCGATACTGTCAAGGTCGTGTCCGGCCACAGACCAGGCCACACAGTCTGGATCCTGGGCGATCACAGGAACCCCGGCCAAGATGCTGGCCACACAAGAACTGGAATTGAAAAACACTGATGCCCATGCACCGCGAATGTCATCCTGCAGACTGCTACCTGGCATGCTGTGACGCACATCGGGCAATGCGAGCAAATGACCAAGATCCACAGGTGCCTTGGGGTGAGAACGGATCAAGATAGGACGTTGTGTGATCCTACGTAGATGTGTAACAGTTTCTGTGGCCCACTGTGCCATGTCTATGCCTTTCATGCTCCAACCACCATCTCGCTGCAGGCACACCAAGATATGCTGACCGGATTGTCTCCATGGCAGCATGGTCAGACTCAAGGTGCGAGATATCTGGTTCCAGTGGTCGGCATCACCGTTTTGATTAGCATAGTTGTTGGTGTTGTAGTACACACCATCTAAACTGTATCTCAAGAACACGCTGTGAGCATCAGCAAACTTGAAACAACTGCCATCTATGCTCATGATCTTGTTGCCGGATCGTGCTTGCTGATCGATCACGTCTTGACGGAGCTGTATGTGAGGACCACGTATGCTGGCACCTACCCATCCTAGAATCACTGCCAGGCGTGCGGGGACCACTTGCCTTTGATCTTGCACCAGGGCTTTGAGTCCCTGTGATTCTGCACCTTTTGCAAAAGATTTCAGCACTTGAACCTTGCGGTTGCGATCGGCAATGCGTGGCAAACTGCTGAGATACACCACTACATCATGCATTGTGGTATCGCCGAAGGATGGTGGCTGCTGTGCCGTCGTGGAGTTCTTTCACTGTGAACTGATTATAACTCAAAGCACACAACCAATCTCCCAAGCATCCACGGTATAAGTCGTTGATCATGGCGAGTTGATTCCTAGATACTGGATTGGTGATGTGCCGGTTCAACGTTATCACTGGCACACCCGACCATATGGCCTCTACAGCAGCAGCACTGGAGTCGCTGATCACGCAGTACCATCGATCGGGCTCCTCCTGCAGTCTCTCATACACTGTGTGTCGAGTTTTCCTATCATTTTCTTTGGGTTTAAACACTATGCGTCGACCGGTATGACCTTGCAGTCCATCGGTTATGTGTTGTCGGAATGCTTCTGCCGTGGTCCCCCACATGCGATAATGCGATTCGCTACTGAGCACTACCAGGATGTCTCTGCCAGGTTCACGCCAGGGCTCGGGCATGCTGGGCAGCAATTTCAAACGGTCGGCGGGATATATCTTGGTCACTGCATAAGGCCTGGTATGGACGTGATCTCGGACCACTCGATGCCAGACTTTTTTCTTTTCAAGGAAGTTGGTATATCCGCTGTCCACAAAATAAAAAGGCAGATCTTGGCTGATCTTCTGTGACAGGATTTCTTCGTTGCGTATCACGTTTCTGATCACAGCCGGTGCCTGAATGATTTCCGGATGCTGGATCAGTAGATCCGGATGCTGGCATACCAATTCTGCTGCAGGCAAGAGATCTCGACCTAGAGATTTTACTGCACTGGGTGCAGAATTTTGCTTGGCCAGCAGGGCAAGATGATCTGTATCAAAACCAAATCTGTCAAAATTTTCTACCAGCCAGTTCACTGTTTTGCGATAGTTTTTCTTGTAAAAATCCAGCACCTCGGCGGTGAATTGTTCCACATCTTGATTGATGTAGTTGTTGACCATGTTGAAATCCACGGTCAACAAGCCTCGCTTGGCCAAAGTTTTTTTGCACTTGGTCATGTATCGATCAGTGTGTGTCCACAACGGGCGAGACTGGCGGAAATAACGAAACAGCAAAGTCCGGGCCAATGGCTCGGCTATCTCATCTCGATTCAACAGGATATATGCATCAGCCATTGATGATCTTCCAGCAGGTACCCTGTTGCATTTCTCTCTTGGTAAATTGGCCATAACTGAGATGCCGAAGCCAGGCTTCAACTAGATCTGGATCCAGATCTGCGAGACTGTCAATGTCCTCAATTCGGCCTGATACCTGTAATGCAGCACTGGGACCAAGGCTCACCACTGGGATGCCATGCTGTGCAGATTGTACCAGACAGTTGCTGGTCCAGGCCACCACGGCATGCACATCCTCACAGATGAAATCTTCAAAGCGGTCGTGATATTGTCTGGTATAGCGGCTGCCTGGTCTCTGTCTTATCTCGATGGGTCGATCTGTGTGCTGACGAATCAGTGCTAGTGTGGATTCTAACCAGTGCTCGCTGTCGCCCAATTGCCATGCTTCGCACACTTTGGGATGGGTAGGCACCACCACTATGCGACGGCCTCGGCGGAACTGGGTACGATCCAGACGTAGCCTCTTGAGCCTGTCATTGGGTCTGGATTGTATGGGTTGGCTGTTCTGATACTCGTTGCGAGTCACACGCCACCAGTCTTTGTAGCTCTTTCTGTTTCCAAAATATCCAGTATCTATGCAGTACCAATCAACACCTTGTTGGCGAGCACAGTTTGGTACGATGCGTTTGGTTATCCCGGCCACAGCCAAGGGCATGGTGGTGTTGGCGATGATCTCTTCTGCAGTGGCCATGCGACCTCCCAGGGGTTGCAGAAAATACTGTACGATGTCGCCTTTGCCGTAGCCTAACATGATGTCACTCGTTGAGTATCCGCCAGGCCGTGCCGTCACTCATTTCAGTGAATGTGAATTGGCTGTAACTGAGATGTCGCAGCCAGGCTTCACGTAGATCATCATCAGGGAACTTGGGATTTTCAATCTCTGCGAGATCAGTGCTGGATACTGTGGCCGCTGCGTTGGGTCCAAGACAGATGGCCGGCACCCCTTGCATGACAGCTTCCACAGCAGCCACTGAGTTGTATGTGACCAAGCAATGCACATCATCGGCCAGAGCCTGTTCTATAGTGTCCGTGGCGAATCTTTCCCAACGAGCCTTTTTTTCTCTGATAACAATGGGTCGGTCTGTGTGTTGTCGGATCGCGGCCATGGTTTCGTTCACCCAGTTCTGTTGATCTATATCCCAGATAGTAAAACTTTTAGGGCTGGGTGGTGCCAGCAATATTTTGCTGCCCTGTCGCCGTGGCAAGGTATAGTATTGCGTCCTCGACAATCGCTCTGCATCGCGATCTATCAAGGGTCTCACATCATGCACATGATCTTTGATGATGCGGAACCAAGTCTTGGTATATTGATTGCCAAAGTATCCATTGTCCACATAGTAGAAAGTCCTGTTCGCAGCTATCATGTGTTTGATAGCATTGCGGAAAGTGAGGCCACGCACGATCACAGGATTTGTCAGACTGTGGGCTTCTTCCCAACTGACCAAGGTGCCATTGCTGCCTTGTGCTAAACGATCAACAAAGGCCGACTGGCGAGCCTTGATGCCATCGTTGATGCCCTGGCGATTGATACACAACACTGTGTCTGGAGTTAGGCTCATTGGTTTGTGCGTTGTTCGCAGTGCTGTGTGAGGTTGTGTTCGCTGTGCCATTCCGCAGCCTGCGTGGTATCGGCGAACTCGTGGAAGCACGGAGTGCCTAGGGTGTAGTGCAACAATTTGGCTTCGGTGTTTTCGCCCAGTTCATCGGGCAGCCAGTTCCATTCTGGGGGCAAGGCCTGTATGCGATCGTCATCGATCCAGGCGAATCTGTGCAGGAAACTGCCAGGCTGTTTCTGCACGAAGTCGGGAGTGAGCCTGCGGTTGGGAAAAGATTGGCAATCCCACACTATGACCGATGACCAATTCTTCCTGGGATAGTCTTCGTTGGGAGCACCCATGTACTTCACGGGCATGCGTGTTTTGTAATCGTGTTTGACCACGGCCACATCATGTGCAGTCTGCAAAGATTCATAGAGTTCGATGATGTCTCCACGCACCACCATGTCTCCGTCGATGAATATGGCACGGCCTCGGAAATCCATGAGATATGGAACCAGGAAACGTGTGTACACAAAATGATTTGAGTTGTCGCCGTGTGTTTCTTTGTAGTCCGTGAACAGATTCAAAGCCACGGGTATGATGGCCACTGGTGCGGAGGCATTGCGGATGATCGAGTTTGCACACACATGATAGGCTATGGCTTCTCTGGGATCATAGCCAACGAACACAGGAATGGGTTTCATACCACCTTCCGTTCAATGTCCTCTTCTTCACAGCGTTCGCCGTACTGGATCTCCACTATTTTTAAAGGATTGGAATCTTCATTGACAAGCTGATGCCATTCGTTCAAACCAATGTGCAGATATTCATGGCGACCATAGCGGCCCTGTAGTTCGGCATCCGTGGCACGGTTCACCGTGTACACCGTGGCTTCACCGGAACTCACGAGCCAGAATTCCGCACGTCCTTGATGGCGTTGCATGCTGAGGGCGGCACCGGGATCCACAGTGAGTTCTTTGACTTTCACCCCGGCGGCTTCATGCAACACACGATAGTAGCCCCAGGGTCTGCGGGTCTGTGGTGCTTTCCACTCTTCCAGGATCCAACTTGATGAATTTTTCTTGTTATCGCCGCCCACGCCAAATCGGAACTCTAGATTGTTGTCCTGGATGTCCATTTCCGGAATGTTGTCTGGTGTGCGATCTCCACCATTGGCAAATATGATATGATCCTGAGGATAACTCTGCCTGACCATTTGGATGGCATTTTTAGCAGACCCGTCGCTGTCATCGAACTCTATGACAAAATCCACACCCACGATGTTGCGGAGGATGGTGGCACGCTCTCTGAGTGGCATGAAACTGCGACCTTTCTTGCGTGTGAGCCAGGCATCTGAATTCACACCCACTACCAGGATGTCGCCCAGTTCTTGTGCTGCTTGTAGATAAGAAATGTGTCCAGAATGCACGGGATCAAACCCGCCTGTGATCAAAACGATGTTTTGCATAGAGGTATTTATATGCCCAGATTATCCTGATCTTTAAGATTGTATCTGGTAAAGCTCTGTCAAATCCGCTGGCACAGCAGTTTCAAATTCCGCACAATTGAACTGGCTCCAGCAGATGTGTTCCCACCAAGCAGATCGATCAGGAAACTGCATGCCACCTAAATTTGATATGTCTCCCATGAGCAAGGTGGTCATGCTGGCATCCGTGGTATAGGCCGGTACTCCCAGTAAACAGGCTTCCACACAGGCCATAGTTCGCTCTCCAACCACCGCATGTGCGGCCTGCAGTTGTTCTACATAACTGCTCCATCGTGTGGGTTTGGCACCACCCATCTTTTTCCGCCATACTATGTCACCTGCCCATGACTGTCGGATCTCGGCAGTGATCCTATCACGAAACTGCTGCATGTTTTCTCCGGTGCGTTGGGTCAAAATCTCTTCCACAGGCTGTATGGCCAGCACATATGATCCTGTGCGTTGCTGCCAAGGCTGCTGTGCAGGATTAGGAAACAAGTGGGCACGGCTGTGGGGCACTGGTCGCATGGACATGTTGTGATGCCCGCACCAGGTCACTCGCCGTGTTTCTCTACGCGGAGTATCCGGCCCCCAATAGCCGTATTCGATCTCGATCCAAGGTCGACCTTCTGCGATGTATTCTCGCAAGGGACTCCACCAAGGAGCGAAATGGCTCACAACCAAGACATAGTCATCGGGCACATCCTGCAAATAATCAAATTCACGCAGTCCTCGCTGCTGCCATGGCCGGAGAGTCCATTTCCAATGTTCACCGCAGGCGTCTCGGGCAAAGGCATATTTCATGGCATGGGATAGCGAGCACGATGCTTGCTTTTGTAGTGTATGATCTTGGCTTGGCTCATGTCGTCTTTGAAACTGAAATTGTTGTACACAGCACAGGGGAATACCTGCACACGGACGCCGTGCCTTGATACCTGTTGGCCTCGATCGGCTTTTTCCAGCGTGATCAGACTGTTCAATGCAGACTGATCGCCGTCCAGTTCTTCCGCACGATCGGTCCAGAGGTCAAGGAACTTCGACATGGCCGGAGTGTTCCTCGCAAACACTATGCCAGCATTTATAGCACCCACTCTAGGGTCTTGGGAGAATTTTTCTCGCATGGTCACGCCAAGATCATAGTCCTGACATATTTCATCCACACGCTGTTGCATGATGGCATCGGCGTCCAGCCATA